CACCTGCCACGATGAGGCCGATCTGGGGGATGGACAGCCCCAGTGCGGCCACTCCAGTGCCCGCCGTTGCAGCTCCTGCCGTTCCTGCGGCCCCCGCCGTTGCAGCCCCGGCCGTTCCCGCAGCAACCGTTGCACCGCCTGCCCCGATGAGCTTGCCGATGCCGGAGACCACGCTGGAGATGCCGCCGGTGGCGTTGACGGCCTCGATGGAAGTCTTCAGGGTCTGCAGCGTCGTGACCAGCGTTTCAACGCTTGCGGCAAAATTGAGGGCCTGCGACACACCGTTGGTGATGGTCGTGAAAAAGTCACCGGCGTTCTGCAATACCTCGCTGTCGAAGAACTCGCCCAGACTGGTCAGAGAGCTGCCAAAATCCGAAAACGCCGCGTTGGACTCACTGATAAGGTTTTTGAACTTATTTGCCTGGGCGTTCGCGCGGATGTTGTTCTTCTGGTATTCCTTTAACGCTTTGCTTGCAGCGTCGAGCTTTTCCTCTTCTTCTGTGAGCAGATAACCGATCCGCAGCGTCTGTTCCGAGAACTCCCCGGTGCTGGCTGCGGACTTGCTGTAAGCGGCCTGCAGCTGGGCCACCCTTTCGGCGGCAGCACCGTAGTTGCTGTTCAGGGTGTCGTACTGGCTCACGACGGCCTGCGAGGTCTCCTTGCTGTCGGTCTCCACGCCGTCCATCAGGGTCTTAACCTTCGTGTAGGTCTCCAGCGCCCCGTTAACGATGCGGGTGCCGGTCTCGGTGGCCGTCTGCTCGATGTGCTCGGAGTTGTCCTGGTATTTCTTCGTCACCGACTCGATGGTCGTAGAAACGCCGTTCTTCAGCGTCTGCGCGGTCTGCGTCAGGGTCGAGACCAGAGACTTCGAGGCGTCCTCATAGGTCTTCTGGGTCGTGGTGGTGACCTTGCCGTTCTCGTCTGTGACTTCTTTTGTGACCAGCTTGTAGTTCTTCACCACGCCGTTCACCAGCTCCTTGCCGGACTCGGTGGTGGTGCGGGTGAGCTGGTCATAGACCTTGCCGGTGCTGTCCTTGATTTTCTCGGTCAGCTCGGTGACGGACGTCGTGATCTGCCCGTACTCGTTGGAGGAGTAGGACGTGGCCGCGTCGGTCAGGGCGGAGAGAACGGTCTTGGTGACGGTCTTGTTCTTGTTCTTATTCTTGCTTCCGTCGCCGCCGCTTGTTATGCCGCTTCCTTCCTTTTCTTCGGCCTGCCGTTCCGTCCAGCTTTTGTTATAGATGCCTTTTCCGGCAAGTGCTTCTTGTCGGCGGCGGTCACGGTTGCTTTGATGGTCTTGCGCGTCTCTGTACTCTTCGTAGCTGTCATAGTCAGAATAGGCGTTCTTTTTTAGAACATCATGATTCAGCCAATAACTTGCTTTGTCCAGAGCTGTAATCGCGGCGCTTCCAAGTTCGTTAAACTTCTGTTTTACGGAATCAATCGGCCCACTTAAGCCAGTAATGGCACCAGCAAGTCCGAGCCAACCATCTTGTTTGTAGGCTTCCTGTGCCGCAACGACCATATCGTTCAGGTTGCCAATAACAACGCCGATGCCGCTTGAGAGGTCGCCCGTCATAAGCCCCGCCAGTTGGGAAACATTATCTTTCAGTGTGGAAATCCTGCCATTCATGGTCTGACTCTGGGTGTCCATACTGTTGTAGTAACGTCCGCCCTCTTCGCTGGCAGCGATTAACGCGCTAGACAACAGGTCGTAGCTGACCGTCATATTCTGGACTTCTTCCACCGTTTTTCCCGTGTAGTCGGCCAGCACCTGATAGATGTTGATTCCAGCAAAAGCAAACTGCTTAATGTCTACTGCGCTAGCCTTTCCAACATTGGCGATCTGCTGAAGGTTTGCTGCCATACGGGAAAGCTCATCGTTTCCGCCGCCGGTAGCAGATACAGCATCTCCCAGAGCCATAATGACCTTACGAGAACGGCCAGCGTTTTCGCCTGCGCTGATGAGCAGCTGGTTTGCCTGCGTCAGAGATGCAACGTCAAACGGTGTGCGGGCTGCGTCTTCCTGAATGGCCTGCATAGCTTTCTGTGCGGCCTGTGCGCTGCCCAGCATATTGGTAAAGCCCGTGGTGTACTTTTCTATCTGTGCATTGTAAGAAACGCCTGTCTCTACAAGGTTTTTTGCGAGTCCGGCTGCTTTTGTCCCAAGCGAGGTAAGCATACCTGCAAGGATGTTGGCTTTTGCGCTGGCTGCTGCAAACTGGCTTGCCATTCCTGCAACGCCATTCCCGGCGGTGTTTGCACTGCGGTTCAGCGAGTTTGCGGCGCTTTGCGTCTCTTTTCTGGCCTGCTCGATGCCCTGCTCATACTCGGAGGTATCAAGCCCCAAAGTGGCCATCAGCTTAAAAAGATTCAGGGTCCCTCACCTCCGTTCTCTTCCACCATGCGGCGGCTGTCTTCCAATGCCTGTTCCCAGAACGCCTCTGCTTCGGCCAGCGTGGTCTCGCGCCGGGTCGTCTTCGGAGGATCTACCTCGGCCACGACATCAGAATAGGTGGTTTCCACCTCGACGCCGACCCCTTTCGCGCAAAGGCGGATCAGTGAGGACATATAGTCGCGGTAAGCGTTTCGTTTGTAGTCCTCTTTGAGCAGATACAGTGCATAATTGTTGAAATACCGCAGGCCATAGGCCCGCAGATGTTCGAGGCTCGCCCGGCCAATCAGAACCCAAAATCGGTCGCGTTCAACATGCCGAGCGATTTGGTAAAACCCAGCACATCGGGCTGCATCAGGGTCTGCACCAGAGCGTCCAGAGCTTTCATGATGTTGTCCGATTCGCCCTCTTCCAGCGTGTACAGCTGGTGCAGCGCATCCACCGTGCGCTTCGGGTCCAGCTTCATCAGCGGCTTGGCAAAGTCCAGCGCGGCAAGGGCAAACTCACGCGGGGTGAGCTTTTTCTTCTCCGCCTGGGGCTCGACCGGTGCGCCCAGCAGCTTCATGGCGTTGTCTACGATGGCCTGCCGGGCCGCTTTGATCTCAGGGTTGTCCACATTGTCCTTGGCGTCCATCACCATGCGGGTGATGCTGTCGATGGCGTCATACAGCTTGGGGATGGACTCCACAGGATCCAGATTGATGGTCAGGATCATACTTCGCCTCCGGTCGTTTTCACATAAAATTCCATCGGCACCTTGCTGGTGTCGGCGATATCATAGTGCCCCTTCAGGCTCAGGGACAGATTGCCCTTGCCGTCCTTGATGGTCTTGAGTTCCAGGCCTCCGTCACTGGCGGCCTTCGACAGCTTGCAGGCTGCGTATCCGCCGCCGATCAGCTGGCCATACCACCAGACATCCTGAAAATCCTCTTCCTTGTAGTCCTCGCGCACCGTGATCTTGTTTGCTTCAACGTCTGCCGCACCGAGGTTCAGCTTGATAGTGTCGGCACTGACGGTCAGGCAGGTGGTGGACAGGCCGCAATCCCAGCTCGTAATATGCTTGAGCTGATAGGTATTTTCGGGTACTTCGTCGACGTCCTCGCCGAAATCCACGGTGTTGGGCTTGCAGGTGATGGTGATGCCGCCGGAAGTCAGGCAGATGCGGTCTTCGGCAGCGATTGCTTTTGTCCCGGCGGGGTCAAAGGTCTTCAGCAGGGCACCCACCTGGAACTGAAGCTTCTTGAACTCATCTGCCGAAACGGGCGTGAACATTTTGTTCATGGTTCATCCTTTCTCACACCACGAAGGATGTGACATCAAAGTTGAGGTATGTGCACAGGTATTTTTCCGGTGGGTTGTCCATTGGCTGCGCCCACGGACTGCCTGCGCACAAAAGGACCGCGCCGCCCTCGCACTCGATGGTCAGTCCATCGCCAAGGGCCTCGCGGAGTTCATCGGTCTTGCGAATGATGGGGAGTTTGCCGCCGTCCACCGGATACCACAGCCGGGCATGGAATGTACTGCTCTCGTCAAGCCCCTTTGGGATAACCGGCAGCACTGTGATATATGGCAAAGAAGCGCCCTGCGGCACGAAATCCTCCGGATACACAGGGATGCTGAACAGGGTGAAAAAGCTGTTCAGCGCCGTGGTAATGGATTCTGCTGCGCCCATCAGGAAAGCACCACCTTTTTGCACTGCACAACGGCAAGATTCATCCCGCTTTCGGCGGGGGAAATCCTGTCGCTGCTCGCGGTGGTCACCTCATAGGTCTGGCCGTCCTCCAGCCGCTTGATGCAGTCGAAGGGGGCCAGCTTGATTCCCTTGTCCACATAGAGGGAGTAGGTGGACGCCGTGCCCTGCTGCTCTGCCTGCTGCGCTTCTATGGTCTGGTCGTGGCGCTCGATGGCGAGGAACTCCATGCCGTCCTCCCATGTGGTGGTAGAGCCAAAAAGCCCATCCGAAACCAGCTTTTTGACCATGAAGCAGAACTTCTTTGTGAAATTCTCCATCACGGTAAACTTGGTGAAATCGTTTACAGGCATTACAGTTTCCTCCATTGGTTGATCTCCCGGCGGTAGCGGGTCAGGCCGTCTGCGGGCAAGCCGTCCGTGCCGGTGGCCATGGTGCCGCTCCAACCGTTGAAGGACTGGGAAACATAGCGCCCACCGCCGGTGGTGGCTGCATCGTAGTCGGTGATCTTCTGGGCAAGTGCCACAAAATCAGGAGGGACGCGCATAGGCTGCACCGTGCCGGTAAAGGTCTCGGCGGTCAGATCTCCGTCTCCCGCCTTGTGCACTCCGTCATTGAAAACAGACCCGCACACAAGGAAATACTGCCCGGCGGACACCCCGGCTGGGACAGTATCTGCCGTGAAGGTAAATTCCCCAGCGGTGGGGTCATCGTACCGGTCAAAGAAGTTTCGCGTGTACACGCATAGTTCTGGCACAGTCATGCGGGGTCACCTCCTTGCAGGTCAGGCCGATTCGCCCGGTGTAATGGTCTGGACAGAGATGCCGTCCAGATACTCGGCAAACAGGGTAACGCCGGTGATGGCAAAGCTCTCGGACACGGCGGTGGTGTAGTTACCCTGGGTATGGAAGCCGATCAGGTTGCTTGCCTCGCCCGCGGTGGTGTACACCAGACCAGCCTTGGCATAGTCGCTGTCGGAGGGGTCAACGTAGTACATCACGATGTTGTCAACAGGGGTGGCAATGACCTTGCCCTTTGCGATCTCGCCGTCGGACAGCAGGAAGATGGTGTTGTAGCCCATGAAGTCCTTGATGTACTGGAATCCGTACTGGTTCTGGATGGTGATGTTTGCGGTGCCCAGATACTCGGCCACATCCATGACGTTCACGAAGCCCACCACGCCGGTGACGGTGCGGTGCATGTTCTTGAACTTGTTCTCCACGCTGCCCTTTGCCATCGCCAGCGCCATCTGGAAGGTCTTGGGGGTGCCCTTCAGGCTGCCGGTGTTCAGGTACTTGTAGAACTTGTCGGTCACCTTCGCGGTCAGGTCGTACAGGAACTCGTCGTCGGTCTTCTGCACAGCGACGTCGTAGCCATAGTTCTGGATCGCTTCCAGGGAGACGGCCTTGGCGTACTTCTCGATGGTGATCTTGCCGTAATCCTTCTCCTTGACGGTGTACTGGCTGTAAGGGATCTCCTCGCCCTCTGCCACGGTGCCACTCTGCAGGGTGCCCTGTGCATACTTGCTCTTCAGCACAGTGCCGGGCTGCATACGGATGGGGCGCATGATGCCCATGATCTCCCGCAGATGATCCCAGTTGCGCTGGAAGCGGGTCACGAAGTCGATCTCGCGGGGGTTGACGGTGATCTCGGTGGTGGTAATCAGATTTTCTTTTGCTGCCATAGGTTATTCCTTCCCGCCGCCTGTAAACAGGTCGGCATTTGCTGCAATCGCCGCCTGGCGTTCGCCTGCGTCCTTGATTGCAAAAATCTGGTCTTTGGTCATTTTGGAGCCGGTGTTTGCGGGCGGGTTGTCCACCGGTGCGCCCTTGGTGGAGGTGCTGCCCACATAATCGCTCCAATCGGTTTTCAGGCTCTCAGCCAGCTTGTCCGCGTTCTTCACGTTGCCCTTGCTGTCCAGTTCCATCTTGTCGATGTCCTCGCCAGACAAGCGCACGATGCGGTCAAAGTACTTTTCCAGCACACCTGCGGCCTTGAGCTGCTCCCGGAACTTTGCTTCCTTGGCTGCATGGGCGTCCTTCTGGGTCTGCTGGGTCTTGTAGTCGGTCAGCGCCTGCTCCGCGGTCTGCTTACCGCTGTTGGCTGCGTCCCGTTCCTTTTCCGCTGCAACGCGGGCGTTTTTCTCGGTATCCAGCTCGTCCCGGAGGGCGTCTGTCTCCTCGTGCAAGGCGTCCAGAATGGCTTTCGCCTTGTCATCGTTGGAGGTTTCGGCGTTTTCCAGGATCTTGCGGATATCTGCTCTTTTGAGTGCCATGTGTGTGTCCTTTCTGCCCTTGCTTGGGCTGCCATGCTTGGCGATCAGGTTATTTTGCCGGACGTGCTGCCGGTGTGGTGCCGCCAGTAGGATTTGAACCTACGACCTGCCGATTACAAGACGGCGGCTCTGCCAGATTGAGCTATAGCGGCATAAAAAAGCGGCTGACGCTGTGCGCCAACCGCTGGATATTGAATTTTAGAGGTAGAGCTGAAAATCTGTATCGTCAGGCTCAGAAGCAGGAAGATACAGCAAAATTTTGATTTTTGCTCCGTTTCCATACGCAATATCGCAAATTTTTTGAAGTTCTTTTCGTGCCGTTCTTCCCTTGCAAAGCAACTCACCAACAGCATCAAGTTCTTTTTCTCGCTTGTTTTTTGCTCTCACCATTTCGGCCTTGATGACTTCCACCTCTTCGGCGGCTTTGTGATATGCTTCATCAGCTTCCATCTGCCTTTTCGCAGCAGCTTCAAGCCTTTCGCTCAAAAATTCAAGTTCTGTCATGCTTTTATACCTCCCTGTTTCCTTCCTCTACTGCAATCTCTTGCAGTTCTTTGATATGATCTTCCACCGCCGGGCGCAGGAAGGGGCGGGGAGCCATGCCGCGTGTAAAGTGCCATTTGCCGTTGAAGTCCTTCCAGACCCATGGCGTTTTGCGTCCATCGCCCTTCTCGGCAAAGATGCCGGTGCCCAGCTCCACATAGATGCTGTAAAGCAGATTTGAGCCGATGGTCACGGTCTTTTGTGCGGTAGAGACAACGTAGGTAAGGGACGCTTTCAGAGCACCGCCCACATAGCCCTCTATGCCGGTGCTGTCTGCCGTTCCGGTTGGCACAAGAAGCTGTGCATAGTCCTGCACCTTCATGCCCCAGAGCGTCAGCACCCGCTCCGCCCACGATTCCAGCGCTTCGTGCAGCTTCGGGGTGTTGTCTGTGAATTTGATGTCGTACTTAAACTCACCCATGTTTTGCTCCATTTTCTCTTGCGCTCTTTCGCCCGCCACATCTGCTCGGCTTCCGTGCCGCCCTTTGCCTTGTACCACTCGGTATAGTTCAGGTCAGATGTGACCTCTTTTGTCGTGTTGTCCCGCCGCATAGCGTTCTGCCGTGGGTACTTTACAAGCGCCCCGGTCACCTTACAGCGGCAGTGATAAACCATTTCCGGCGCTGCGTTGGGGTCTCCGGGGTACTGTATCTCGTAGCCCTGCACCTTGAAAGGCTCGTCAAGATCGGCGGTCTCCTGATCCAGCAGCCGGTGCATCTCGCGGGTGCGGTAGTCCAGCGTGCTGTTCCACCGCTTCTGTACCTCAATGCCAATGGCTTGAGCGTTGCGCAGCTGCTGCATCGTCCCGGCGTTCTGTGCGCCGGTAAGGGCTGTGATGGCGTTGTTCATCGCCCAGTGCACCTCGGTATCTGCCATGCCTTTCACGGCCTGTGTGGCAATGTCATGGACGCTCTTGCCCTGCACGATACCCTGCGTGACGTACCGGTTGAACACCCGCGCGTCGTAGGTCTTGTTGCTCTCGCTCTTGATGCGCTTGTTGGGCACCAGCTTGGGGTTTTCCAGCAGCAGCCGCTTGACCGCTTCGGTGTTGTACAAGGTCAGGTTGAACGACACGCCTGCGGCCTGTTCCAGCTCGTAGAACGCCCAGTTTGCGCCAAGGGCAAAGATATCGTACTGTTCATCTCGCGCCAGCTTGTACGCCGTCTGCTGGGCTGTGGTGCAAGTCTGGGTGATGTTGTCCAGCTTCTGGTGCATCATCTCGGACTGAAACACCTGATTCCGCAGCCATGTGCGGTAATCGCTCTCGGTGATCTTCCCGGCTTCCAGCTGCTTCCGCTTGTAGGCGTCCAGCTTCTGGTAATGCTCCAGAAACTCGGTGAGCTGCTCGGTCATTTCCCGGCGGGCGGTGCCATAGACCCGCAAAATGCGGCGGCGCAGGCGGTTCAGCTGCCGGGTGGAGATGCGGTCAAGATCAGAAGTGGTGCTCATTGTTTTTATCCGACTTGATAGCGTAGACAAGTTCAGGCGTCAGCTTTGGCGGCTTATGGTCTGTCGTCTTGCATAAAAGCGAATCGCCGCAAAAAACAAACCCATTTCCACTGAGGGATAAACTCGGCTTGTCATTCCTGATGTGTGCTTTCATTCTCTTCGTCCTCCTCTTCATCGTCCACGGTCTCCCGCGTTGCGCTCTCTGCCATCAGCGCGGCCTTGGCCTGTTCCTTTTGCTCCTGCGTCAGGTTGGGCAGCAGTTCTATTGCCATCTCGTCTCCGATAATAGCCGCTTCTGCAAGTGCCATGTCCACTTGCTCCTTGGTGTTGGAGATGCGCACATGGGTGTACTGCGGCTTTGCATCCGGCAGACCGGCAATTTTTAGCACCTGACGCACAAACTTGGTGACCTGCTGTTCAAAGTCGCGGGCGTTCTCGTCCAGCGGTTGATAGGCTGCTTCCAGATGGTCGTTGGTGCTGTCTGCGCTCACGCAATGCACGTCCAGACCGCCGAAATCCTCATACAGGGAACTGTGCAGCCGCTGCAACAGGGTCTCACGCGCCTGTGTTGGTATCTCCTGCGTGTAGGGTTGTACACTGCCTCCGTTGTCCCCGGCGTTGTCCACGTTTGCGGCGTGGTTAAACCGCAGCCGCTGCATGAACTTGCGAAGGTCAGAATCGTTCATACCGCCGTAGTTGGAGATAAGCCAATAGACCTGCGCACATTCGCGCAGATCATCGCAAAAGCCGTTGACGATCAGGTCAATGTTGTCGATATAGCCTTTTAGGTTTACCAGCGTGCTTTGCTTGGCGTTGCTGCCCCACAGCGGCACAATGGGCAGCGTGCCGTAGCCCTCGCCCTCCACGATCTCGTCCCCGGCGGGGGTGGTGGTCGTGGTGGTCTTGTAGGGCTGCTGCTCGCCGTCCTGATGCAACAGGCGCTCGCCCTTGCTATCCTCGGTGTAGCGGGTGTAGCCGCTCTCCTCATACAGGACAGCGTGCATGGGCTTGTCTGGCTGCAAGCGCCAGAACCGGATACCGGCACGCATAGTGCCGTCCTGCTCGTCATACAGGGGCGCAAACTCGGTCAGTTTGAACACGTCCAAATGGTCGTTGTTCCAAAAGCCAAAGCTTTCGCCGTGAATGCAGGCAAGGTAACCCAGTCGGTAAAGCTGCTCGTCAAAGTTTTCTCCCAGCTGCGCCTTTACCTCGTCCGCATCCGGCAGGGTGATGCCGTTTGCAAGGCTATACGCCACGCGCTGCACGTTAAGCCGGTGGAAGGAGTTGCTTTTCACTGTCTCCGGGCGGGCTCTTTTTGTGATGCCGTTAAGTTTGTAGTCGATATCGGCAAGTGCATCCAGAAAGTCGTCCACGCCGGTGTTCAGCTGCCTGTCGTACTTGTCAGCCTTTTCAGCGGTACGCACCGGGGCGCTTGTGACGTGCTCGGCAATAAAGCTTTGCACAAAAGCGGTTTTGTCTGCTGGGTCGTTCTGCACCGCTTCAAGGTCTTGGTATGTTCTCACTTGCTTCGCTCCTTATTTTCCGGGCTTGTGCCATACAAGCTCCATGGCGTATCGTGTTGCGTCTATGTGGTGGTTATCGTGGTCTGGGTATCCGGGCAGCGGCTCGCCGTTCTTGTCCGCGTCATACTCATACTCGGTAAACTCCTTCAGGGTGTCCGGGCAGCGCACCGGGTCGATCACAATGGCGGTCAGGCTTTGCAGCCACTTCACGCCCTGCCCCACGCTGTTCGGACCTTTTATCGCGGGCAAGCATTTCATTCCCCATGCAGTATAGTCGGTGCAACTCTTTGGCTCGGCGCTGTCACCGGTCAGGCGCTCGCTCTCCGGGTGCTCCATAACGTGCTTGTCTTGCAGCATCTTGAACGTGTCCTCATTGCGGGTGCGACGCGCGGTGATCTCGTCATAGATATACAGGATCTTGCGGGCTGCGTCGTAACTCATGCAGTTGTAGGCAAATGGGTCCGGATACCATCCCCAGTCAATGCCGTGATACTTGCGCTCAAACTTGTTGGGGTCTATCTTTTCCGCTCGGATGTTGGTAAAGACTTCCTTTCCGCAGCCGGTCACCTCGCCCAGGTACTCGTGCTTATAGGCGATCAGGTTGCGTTTCTTTAGTTCTTCGGCATCATCCAGAAAGCGCTTGCCAAGCCACTCCTGCGGCACCATCGTGTAGTCAGAGTGCTGGATGATTTTGCGGTCACGGACTTCCATCGCGTACCGGTTTGCCCAGTTGCGGGGCGATGCAGGCGGGTTGAAGCTCTTGAACGTGAAAGAGAAGTTTCCACCACGCAGGCAAGACTGCTCCACGTTGCGGATTTGCTCCGGTCCGTCATACTGGTCGAGTTCTTCAAACCACAGAATGCCGATGTAACCATGCGGAAGCTTAATAGACTTGAGCTTTCCGGGGTCATCCAGACCGAAGAAGAGGATCTTCTGACCGGTATTTTTGTTGGTCATCTCCATCGGGGAAACCGTACACTTCCACATTCCGGGTTCCAGCTGGTCAGCTGCCCACTGCATCTGTGCGTACACGGATGTGCGCAGGGTATTGCCCACTTTGCGGATGCAGACCGCATTACAATCCGGGTGTAGCTGCAGTAGCTTGATAATGCCGATGCTGCAGAAACTCGATTTCGTGGAAGCTCGCCCGCCCTTTTCCAAAGCTTCGTCTGCTTCTCCTCGCACGATCTTCTGCCATGTGGGTAGGAATTGCGGTGCTAAAAGTTCAAAAAGACGGTCGCTTCCATTTCTCGATGTATCTTGTATGCTTTCAGGCTCTGCACTTTCGTTCCATTTTGTTTTCTTCCGGTTTTTCAGCCAGAATATCTGAGCCGTCACGTTGGCTGGAACGACGACCTGTTCTTCCGCATACTCAATTCGTTCTTCTTCAAGCCGTTTTTTTCCGTCAACCATGACTTTTTTCAGCTTGATTGGCTTTCTCACGGTCACTGTTCGTGTCTTGCAATTCTCAAACAGCTCATTTTCAACAATGTAGTCCGCATTTTCTCGTCCTATTTTTAATGCGTCGGAAATGGCGGAAAACCGACTTTTCCACTCGTTCAGGGTATCCCTGTGGATTCCCATGTTCTGAGCTATTTGTTCCTGCGTCAGCCCATCTCTAGCCCAACCACGAAGCAGCGTTGTCCCTTCTGGCTCTAGCCACTGCTCAAACTTACCTTTGCGGCCAATCTCAGTTCACCTCTTTTTCAAGTACAGCCTTTTCTCCAGTGAGGTCTTCCCATCGCTTGACAATAACATCAACGTACTTCGGGTCGTACTCCATGATGTAGGCTGTTCTTCCGTTCTGTTCGCAGGCAATCAATGTTGTCCCGCTTCCCCCAAACAGGTCAAGGACAATATTCCCGTTTTCTGTGTTGTTCTTGATTTGATAGTCAAAAAGCGCAACCGGTTTCATGGTTGGGTGCAGTTCACTCTTAACTGGTCTGTCAAAATCAAGAACCGTTGTCTGTTTCCTGTCGCTTGCCCAAAAATGTGCTGCGCCGTCTTTCCATCCATACAGGCAAGGCTCATGCTTCCACTGGTAATCCTGCCGTCCCATACATAGCGTGTTTTTGTTCCAAATCAGACACTGCCTTACAGTCCATCCAGTGTCTTTACACGCTCCTCGGAAGTTGTAGCCCTCTCCATCTGCGTGCCAAATGTAAAAAACCGCACCAGGTCTCATTACAGCATCGGCGTTTTTGAAAGCGCTGGTCAAGAACTCTCTAAATTCCTCATCGCCCATGTTGTCATTCTGTATGAGCAGGCCATCCGTTCTTTTGTGCCTTTTTACTGCCTCGCTTACATCTCGCACTGCTCCATAGTTCACGTTATACGGTGGATCTGTGAGCAACATATCAGCCTGCGCCCCCCCTATAAGGGTTTTGACGCTTTCTGCATTCGTGCTGTCCCCGCACATAACGCGATGCCTGCCGCACTTCCAGATATCACCCAGCTTTGCCTTTGGAGGTGCGGCTTCGTCAACTTCTGGAGCCTCATCCTCAGCAACCTGCGTTTCTTTGCTGTCACCAGCAGGAAGGTCAAAATCAAAGTCAAAGTCCCCAAAGTCAACTTCTGCCAGTTCTTGTTCGAGTTTTCCGAAATCCCACCCGGACATTTCACCGGTCTTGTTGGCGAGGATACGGTATTTCTGCTTCTGTTCTTCGGTAAGGCCGGTGTAGCGCACCACGTCGGCCATGTCCACATGGAGCTGCATCAGAGCAAGGCGTCGAGTGTGCCCGCTCAGAATAACGTTGTTTTCGTCCACCTCGATGGGGTCAAGAGCGCTGCACTGGCGCATACTTTCCGCGCAGGCGTTCACGGCTTCCGGGGAGATCACACGCGGGTTGCGCTCGTATGGAACCAGATCTGCAACCGGCATTTTCAGCAGTTCTTTCTGAATCATGTTATTCTCCTCCCGTGTAAAATAAAAACCGCCCGGAAACCCGAACGGTCAAAATCGAATGTGCCGCCAGCTGGATTTGAACCAGCACCCACGGAATGGATGTGCGCAGTGGTTGGCTGTGCAGTGATGTTCCCGTGGTGTCACCAACGTTGTCCCGCCTTAAATGGGCGGCGCTCTCCCAATTGAGCTATGGCGGCATATAATAAGCAGCTTTGCCTGTCGTACACAAAGCCGCTGCATCCGGAACTTTCGCGGCCAGATGCTCCGCTATCTGCGCCGCCCCCTCAAAGGGTGCGCGCCTGGCATTCCAGGCAGGGACCGAGCCTGCATCCTCTGGTTTTGGAGACCAGCGCTCTACCAGTTGAGCTACCGGAACATAGAAGCAGCCCGCGAAACGAGAGGAAGAAAAATGCCGGTCAAGCCTTTTCCTTTTGAGGAAGCATTTTTGGGAGGTTCGTTTCGGAGACTGCGCAGATCGGTTTGCCTTTACGGCTTTGCCGATGATATTATTGAATCACTTTTTCATGGTGTCTGTACATACCGCATACATACCCGAAGCAATACAAAAAAATGCGTGATTTTTATGCGCTTTCGTCAAAATTGCAAAAAGGCGTTGCTTCCCAGATCTCCGCAAGGGCTTCAAACCCGGCTGTAATTGCTCTGGATGCCGTATGTGCCTGTGCAAAGCCCACCTCAGCAGCGGCCTGCTCGCGCGTCTTGCCCTCTACATAGCACAGGATGATGCACTTGCTGCGGCGGATTGACGCTTGGTCAGCGTTCAGCAGGTATGCCGTATCAATTGCCGCTTTCTGCATTTCTACGTACTCGCACTTGAGTGCAGCGAGCTTTTCCTTTGCCTCAACGATTGCAGTGCTTCCATTTCCCACCTTATCGCTGGTTCCAGAACGTCCGGGTGCAGATGAGACGTTAGATGTGGTCGCGGTAGCAATGCACTGCAGATCTACAATGCGTTCTTCCTGCTGCTGTATCTGTGCCCGCATCCGTGGCAGGCGCTCAAACCACCCTCTGACTAGCTGCGCTTTTTTATTCTGGGGAGGCTTTTCATTCTCACTTTCAGGTGTCCATCTTCGAGCCATCTTTTTTCTCCTTTACTCCTTCCAGAAACATAAGCACTCCGGGCACCGCAACGCGGATACGGTACTCTGCCAAATCCGCTGGGGTAATGTACTTCCGGCCAAACACGTTCTTCATGTCTTCCCAGATCTGCCACGGAATGCGGTAGAACTCCCGGCCATTGAATGAACACAGAACGAACGCGATACCGCCCATCCGTGATATCCGGCGCAAACAGGCGGCTTGCTCGGCTGATACGCGGTCGGACAACAAACGACCGGTGTCGGTGTGCTTCGCCTCGAAAACGACCGCTGTTCCGCCTGAGAGAACGCCTTTGTAGTCTGGCTGCGCCTGTTTGGTGTAGCAGGCGAGGAATCTGCCGGAGCGATCTGCACCACCGAGGGGCTTCATCGGCTCCGGGGTTTTCTCGATGTCTGCCCGCCCAATTGCGCGGTAGTAGTCGCAAGCGGAGCTGATGATGGCCTCAAAACCTGCGCCTTCTGCGCGGCTCCGTGCGCCCATGTAGCTGCGGCGGGCACTGGCCGCTGTGTTACCCTTCATTGTCAGCCCTCCAATACTCCACGAAGTAGATCACGGCGGATTTGCCGTTGCGCTTCTCCTTGCCCATGCGGACGATATAGCCGTTCATCGACAGGACGACGACCAGCGCTTTCCGGTCCTCCACGAGGTTACAATCAATTTTGAAATGCTCAGACATCTCCATCACCTTCCTCGCCCTTGACCAGCTCCTTGAGGTTGGCCAGCTTCTTTTCGGCCCACTGAGGACTACGGCTATAGATGCATTCGAGCTGGGCCAGCATGATTCTGACATCTTCCATCTCTTCACGGATGTTGTCGCCGCTCTTTACAGTAGTCGCGCAATCCGACGCCCGGCGGTGCTTGAGCAGTGCTTTGGTAAGCTCGGACATCTCCTCGATAGCCAGATCGACCTGCTTGTTCATGCCGAATTTCTGGACAGCAGCTCTCGCATAGGTGTACAGCTCATCCTCCGGCTTTTCTTCCTTCTCACCAGCCGGGTGAATGGAAAGGGTCAGCTTTACCTCCGTGCCATCGTGCCGCGTCCAGCAATGTTCGATGCTCTGAGCGCCCATCTTCTCGCAGGAGGTGAGCAGCATATCGCGAACGGTGCGAATGAGGTTTTCCTGAATCTCTCTCTGCGTCATTTTACCGATACTCCTTTCCGGTGGCCTTGTCCCTCAGCGGGATGCGGCCTATGATCTCGAACCCTGCGATGTCGGCCATCTGGCGCAGCAGGGGAACGATGTCTCCGATTCTGTCAAGCCGGGCGGCTTCCTTCTGGTACTCGTCCCGGCAGATGTTGCGCATAGCTGCGGCCGGGGTCGGGTCTGCATAGTGCTCGGCATTCCGGCCCATATTTTCCTTGCTCATGTTCTCACCCTCTCTCTTCCCACAAACACGCCTGAGAACAGGCGTTCGCCTATTGTGTAGTGATAATACCGGTGTCCCGCCGGAACGTCGTCTGCCGTGCCATCTGCCGGCCTGAGCACCATCGGATGTCCTGCGACCTGCACGACATACTCTCCACCCTGCACAAGACGCTGCATCCAGCTTTCGGCAGGTGCAGCGTCTGCCCGGGTGCCGTCCATGCAGCAGACCGCCACCTGTGGCAGCGTTGGCTCGGCCAGCATTGAGAAGAAAGACAGCTGCTCAGCTTCCATCGCCTGTCACCTCCACCGGGATGGTTCGACCCGTACAGGCTCGAACTCATCAAATTCTGGGTAATACCTTCTGGCCATCTCCACAGCCTTGTGCTCAGCGTCCTTCTCGTTGGCTGCCTGCACATTATCCCAGCAGTGGAGATCTGTGCCGCCCTCGTTGCGGCACTCCACTAAAACCCTGAACCTACCCATTGGCCGCCTCCAGTCTGGCCGGGGTGTCCCCGGCTCTCAGCCGGGCGGCTTCCCTCGGCGTTGTCGTAATGTCCTCCCTCGACTGTTTGAGGAACTCCACTCGCCGGTATGTCAGGTCCGGGGTCATGGCCAGCTCCTTCAGGCCGCCCACGCTCCCGGCGTAAGTTTTGGCCGCCGGGGGGAGGTTGTCGTACAGCACTTGCAGCTCTTCCGTGCCATCGCTACGGATAAGCCTGCCCTTCTCGTCAATGCCGGTCACCATCGGGAAGTTTTTCCAGCTCATGTATTTCTGTGCCTTGCGGGCTGCATCGGCCAGCGCGCCCCACTCTGCTTCCGGGTCGATGTTCTGGGACAGCTGCTTGAAAATGTCCGCCACCGTGATGGGATAAACGCACACGCGGTTCGCTGCGAGGAACGCCCGCTTGACAACGTCGCCGGGAAAGTCCTTGAACTGATACGTCCACACGTCAATGGTGGTTTCCATTTCCTCGTCCGTCAGCGGCTTGCTGCCCAGCTTGTACAGTGTGAAGTTCATCCGAATCAGCTGTGCGGCTTCTTCTTTGGTCATCCTTCAAACCCTCTCTTTCTGTCCATATTTGCGAGAACGCGGGTCAGCTGGTCATCTACACTCTCTGTGGGCTGCCGGGTCGATCTGCCGGACCGCGGCTGCTGCTGGCGACTCTCATCGTTTGCAGCTACATCGCCAACCGTCCGAACACCTTCGCGTTGCCAACTGGCTAAGATTCCGTTTATGTAGGCCCACGACCGTTTATTTGCTTCCGCTGCCCGGTCAATTGCCAGCAAGATCATGTCTGTGCCGAAAGCCTGCCGCCAGCTTTGCAGCTTATCCAGCGCTGAACGCGGAAAGCTGCCTGCAACTTCCTCGTACCGCTGAATAATCTGGGCGAGGTCTGCATCGGCTGCCGGGGCTTTCTCTTTGCTGTTATTTAAGCTATCTCTATTAGGATAGATAACAGTTTCAGTAATAGGTTCAGTTACAGTAGCAGTTACAGATACAGATACAGTTGTATCTATACTGTACCGATACTGTATAGATAGGGTATCTGCACAGTATTTTCTGAACGCATCACTCTTGATGTTTTGCAGCGAATACTCAACGCCCTTCAGGCATTTGGGTGATTTCGACCAGTTGTATTTGTGCCAGTTAAGAAGCAATATCTCTTTCGTTGCCTTGTCATAGCGGATAACGTTGTGAACAGCTTCCATTCGGTGGATAAGTCGGTCTACGGTCTCTTCGTTGTATCCAAGCTCTCTGCTCGCTTGCCGCTTGCCCAGCTCATAGCATCCGCTCAAAGTGGTGTGCGGATTGGTGAGAAGGTAGAGATAAAAGTATTTATCTTCCGGGGTGAAATCATCGTCCACCTTCGGGTCTGACCAAAAGTTCGGCGAAACGCAACGAAAAATTGCCATTTGCTCGCCTCCTTTCTCTCAACGGTGAATCAGAACGGCAAGTCGTCCGTGTCCGAAATCGGGCGGTCATCGCCGTTGTAATCGGGCGCCGCCTCCGGGGTGGGTTGTTTTACCGGTTCAGCCGGAAAAGCCGTTTGCGCCGGTTGTGCGCCGGGGTCAAAGGGTGTTTCGTCCTCCACCGGTGCAAAGTCATTGGTTCCTGCCTGTCCGGTCGGCTGCATCATGTCGATTGCCATCTGAACCCACCGGGCAGCAACAAGCCCGCCAACGACAACGCCCTCGACGTTATGCAGGTTCCAGTAGGTTGTACCGTTCGCGCCGGTATTGCTTTTCAGCTCGCCGCCGCAAATCTCGACAAAATCGCCCTTCTGAAGGAGGCCGTCCCACTTGTCGAGATCGCTCCAAATACAGCACTCGACAAACATATTGCTCCGGTTGCCGGAGGCATCTTTTGTACTATGAGCCTTGACGCTCAAGCTGAGGAACGGCTTTCCGGTCTTCGTTTCCTTTAGACTAGGGTCGCGAGAGAGGGTTCCGGTGATCTTCGTCCCGGTCTTTGTCTGAATAATCATTCGCCATCACCGCCAAACGGATCATCGTTGGTGTCGGTGGTTTCGACTGCAAACGGTTCGGGCTGCTCTTTTTTCGGCTTCAGCTTGCGGGGCTGCATAGCGCCGATTTCGGGCTGCTCGTTCTCGACCTCGCGGTAGGATGCTTCTGCAGCTACCGGAACCTCGCTCTCATCGTAGAGGCTGCCAAACGTGGCCGGGAAGGATTCGCGCAGCGCGTGGACAAGGGCTACCTTACGAATCATCGTTGCAGGCTTCGTTACCCACAGGGATTTCTTGGTGTCGTACTCGCTCAGCTTCACTTCCTCGTAAAAGGGGCGGCTGCGGTCCTTACGGTAGGCTTTAGCCCAGCCGCCGACCAGCTTCTCGTCCTCGTAGACGATGGATCCTTCGCGGTGGATGAGCTCACCAACTTCAGGAACAAAGACAATCACGCCAGCCTCAAAGCCATCATACTGAGGGTGCGCCTCTGCCATCTTCATGTAGCAGGTCTTGCCCAGAACAATGGTACTGGCCGTATCACCGTTCTTGTTGTCATAGTGGATGAGGTAGGCTTCCTTGGTGAAAGGGTTGAGGTGGTACTGCTTGCACGTTTCCAAGAAGATACGGCACTCTGCAATGGTAGCTTCCTTGCAGATGAAGTCGCGCACATCGTCAAAGGTGACGGTCAGATGCTGGCCGTCCATGCTCTCGATTTCGACCGGCTTAGATTCTGCGACCGGCTGCATTGCTTCGCTCTGCTTGACCTGAGCAGCGAAGGAGCGGCTCTGAACTGTGGTAGTGGTATTCGGCGCAGCAGCGCCAGCGCGTGAAGTGAAACCCATTTTTGTTACCTCCTAGAGTGTTCAAGATTATTTGATGCTGCCGAAATCGAATCCGCGTTCCTTGGCAGCTTGACGGAACCATTTGATGTCTTCCGGGCTAAACTCGACCCAGAAATAATACTTTTTGCGGGCCGGTGCGCTGGGCTGCGCGGCAGCCATCGTCTGCATCGCCTCGACATCCAACCGGCCATCCGGCGTGATGAATGCGGCAGCTTGCGTTGCTGCGGCGGCTTGCGCCCGCATCTCGCGTTCTTCTGCGGTCGGTGGAACAATTACCGGGGCCGACATCCGCGCCCGCTCTGCCGCTTCTCTGGCGGCCTCTGCGTCCATCTGTGCAGCGCGGGACTTCTCGCGGCGGGTATGCTCGCGGACGGCCTCGTTCACGCTCAGGTTGCGCAGGTATTCGGTGGTGCAGGGTTCGACATCCTCTCCGCAGTTCTCGCGGATAAAGTCGAGGTCGCTGCGGATGTTCTCGATGGATTGGCACAGGGTCTTTTTTGCTTCCGCAATGGCGAACGTCTTGTTCAGCCAGCGGTTGTCCAACAGGCGTTCAAACGGAATGAGAGCTTCCAACTCGCCGATGTTGTCCCGGTAGATCAGGCGCAGGGTAGAAGCCTTTTCTTCCTTTTCGGCGGCCTCCACAGCCTTGACCTGTGCGTCAATCGCTCCGGAAATCTCCTTGCATTTGCCCTGCATCTCCTTGATGCTCTGCTGGAAATCTTCCAGCGGCTTCATGTAGAGCTTCTTCGCTGCCGTGGCAGCAGCTCCAAGCTGCTTATCCCAGCCGTTGACCTTTGCCCGGTCCTCCTTGGCGCTCTTGATGCTCTCCGGGGTGTAGACCCGGCCTTTGTAGGCCGCCAGCATCTCGTCAAGGTTCCGTTCAACTTCGTCCTTGTTCCAGCTCATGGCCGGAATTGCCGGGCGCTCCACCCGGACGGTCAATTCATTCTCCATCTGTAAAAACCTCCGATTTTGTGATATCATCGGGGTGATGGGGCTTTCAAATTCCATCAACCCTTGCAGCCTGTCGGTGTTGGCGCACCGGCGGGCTTTTTTTCATGCGTCCCTCCGGTTCTGCCGGTACTCCGGCTCTTGGGGGCGGGCGTGGGTGCGGTCGATGCGGCCATAAGGGCTGTTCCGCTTGTATTGCCGGTTCTCGCGGCGCAGCTCGTACAGGCTGAATGCAAGCCCTGCCGCCGTGCAAAGCACAGCCCACAGCACCAGCGGGGCGCGGGCAGCGGCGGCACCGTAGGCGTAGCCGCCCCAGACCATCAGCAGCACGGTGATGCCCGCTTCGGCCAGATTCAGCGCTTTCATGGCCAGCAGAAAGCCGCACACCGCGAAACCGGCAATGGTAATGGTGTTCAGTCGTTTCATAATCCGTATACCTCCTCTAACTTGTAAAAATCCTTCAGCCACGCCACAAACCCGGCGCGGGAGATCAGCGGCGCGGCGGTCTTTGTGTCCACAGAGGGAACAGCCCATCCGGGAAACATCCCCGCCTGAATCATTGCCATAAGCGTGGGTTCGCTTATCGAGATCAAGTTCGAGCGCATCAGCTCGCAACAGTCGTGAATGCTCATTGTGGGACGCATGGTGCATCCTCCTCTCTTTTGACTTATATCTCCACTCTTCTGTACTTGCCTCTGTCGCCGAATTTGTGGACGCTGTGGCTGATGGCGGCGGGCGTGACGCCTCGCAGCTTTGCAAGGGCTCTCAGGCTGTCCGCCACGGCTACCGGCAGTTCGTACTTGTCCGGCGTGACTTCCATCCAGATGTAGCGCGTCACCTTCACGCCTCCTCAAACTCTCCATTTTTGAGCGTATACCAGACATTTTCCTTAATTGCAGTGCCATCGACCTTTGCAATCTTAGCCAACAAAAGCTTTCCGCCATCGTCATACTCGGTCAAGACCAGATAGCAGCCAAGCGCACCACGCGCCTTGCTATGAGCGCCGTTTGCAATTGCAAGGCTGTTTTTTCCTTCTACTTGTGCGATGCAATAGCCGCCTGTGGCTGTGGCCGTGCTGTAATCGCCGGAAGTGGCAGCGCTGCTGGAATAGCCGGACGTGGCAGCGCTGCTGTAATCGCCGGAAGTGGCAGCGCTGCTGGAATAGCCGGACGTGGCCGCGCTGCTGTAATAGCCGGACGTGGCAGCGCTGCTGGAATCGCCGGACGTGGCAGCGCTGCTGTAATCGCCGGAAGTTGCCGCGTTGCTGGAATCGCCGGACGTGGCCGCGCTGCTGTAATTGCCGGACGTGGCAGCGCTGCTGGAATAGCCGGACGTGGCCGCGCTGCTGTAATTGCCGGAAGTGGCAGCGCTGCTGGAATCGCCGGACGTGGCAGCGCTGCTGTAATCGCCGGAAGTTGCCGCGTTGCTGTAATAGCCGGACGTGGCCGCGCTGCTGGAATTGCCGGACGTTGCCGCGTTGCTGTAATAGCCGGACGTGGCAGCGCTGCTGTAATAGCCGGACGTGGCAGCGCTGCTGGAATCGCCGGAAGTGGCAGCGCTGCTGGAATAGCCGGACGTGGCAACGCTGCTGTAATCGCCGGAAGTGGCAGCGCTGCTGTAATTGCCGGACGTCTTTTTCTTTGCACGGTTCATTGCCTGCTCAAAAGTTGTTTGCACAGACAGTCGAATAAATTTCGCCAAACTAAGCTCGCCGGTAACCTTTAGCTCTGTGCATGCAAGCTTGCTATCGTTTTCTCCCTTGTTGATAGCTCCGTTGCACTCGACCTCGAAGAATCGGTTCTTGCCGTCTGGGCGGTAGTATTGGAACACGTCCAGAGGGTTCTCGCATGCGTGCATACCGGAGATACAGCAGATGGCCTTGCTCTCGGTGTAGGTCTTGCCAATCTCGTACTGCTTGCCACGGCAGCACATATTCTCGTCCATACCCTTGTAGGCGATAATTTTGTCACTCATTGGGATCCTCCTTAACGACCCATGCGGTCAGTGTTTTGGCCGCTCCATTCTTTTTGATTTCGTCGATCTCAAAATTCAGGACTTTCAAATCGCCGAAATCCTTGGTGCAGCCGTCGTTCCAAAGGCCGTGATAGATCAACTTGCCGGTGTTGCCGATGACTTTTATTCTGGTTGCGCCTGTAAACACGTTGCAGCAGGCGAAGATAAGGTGTTGCAGGTTCATTGTGCGGTCAGCCCTCCCTCGCGCAGCCTGCCCGCCGGGGCACAGTCGCGGTCAAACAGGCTGGTCTGCCCATTGGTCTGCTGGATCAGCATCACGGTGTTGGTGCTAGGCTTCCAGCGCTGGATGTACTCCACTGCTTCGTCAAAGCGCTTGCGGGGGATGTTCCCCACGCTGTTCACCCGAAACCAGTCCTGCACATCGTGGTTGCACTCGCTGTACACCTTGCTGCGCACATGGTTGTCGATGTAGGCCGGGGCGTTTTCATCGCCAAGGGCGCAGATCACCGACCGGCTGATGCTCTTGCGCAGCACACGCTGCTGGTTGTAATCCACCGTCATGGTGTTTTCTAGCGCCGTGAGCCGCTGCTCCTGCCTCTGGGTGCGGTCGTCCAGCAGGAACAGCGCCTGCATCTCCTTGCTGAGCTTGGGCATCTGCGGAGCGCTCAGCTTCTTCTCCATCTCGTTGAACGCCTGGATGTACTTCAACTTCCACTCCAGCGCTGCCTTGCCGGTAAAGCCCATAGCCAGCAGCGTAAAGCCGTCACGGTTCATCAGGTACATGGGGTACTGCTTGCCGCGATTCTCGAATGTGGTCTCGTAGAACATGGATTTGGCAGCCGAATTTTCGGCCACCAGATTTTTGATGGAATCCAGAACGTGCTTGTGCTCCTTGCCGAAACTCTCGGCGATCTGGCGGCTGGATGCTACCGGCTCGCCGTTCTGGGTGGATAAGATGATGTCTGTCATAGTTCTGTTTTGTCCTCCTTGTACTCTGCCCCTCCTGTGCTATACTTGAGCGGGAGGGGGTGAAAAAATGAATCAGCGGGGATCCATGAACCAGCGTACAGATGAAATAGAGCACATTCTGAACGCCAGCAAAGTGAATTATTCCAGTCCGCAAGTCTCGCAGCAGCCTACACTGTATGAGGTACAGCGGCGGTATGCGGAAGATTTGAAGCAGCTGCGCCAGCAGTTTGAAGAAAGCCAGCAAAAACAGGAAATCAAAGACCGTGAACAGGCAAAGGAAAATCGTGTAAACCGGTGGCTTACAGTCGCATCCTTGCTCGTGGCAACTGTTTCAATGGCTGCTGCGATAATTTCACTTTTTATGTAAGCTTTCGCACCAGATTGACGATCTGCAAAACAAGTGTTGCAACCTGAATGCAAAGCGTCAAAGCCAGAATCCTTGTTGTAGTCCAGTCGTGCTTGCGGCTGGGCTTTTTGTCGTTGCTCATACCGTTTTGCCCTCCTTACGCCACCCCGTCATGGTTGTTCTGGCTATCGTTCTTGCGTACCGCTGCCATGCCCATTCCCATCCAGAGCAGGGACAGCTTGTCCTGCGGCTCTAAGTCGTCGAACAGCACGTTGATGAGCGTATCCGCTGCGTGTGCTCCATCTGCCGGGATGCTGTACCGTTCTGCTGCCAGATCGGTGCGGTTCTTCTTCGTCTTTGCCAAAATTATCATCTCCTTCTGCGGTTGGCTCCCGCGACGCTCCGGGTGGAGCGTTTCGGCTGCTGCCATGCAGCCATCATCAGGCGGGTTGTGTCCAGAAATCAAAATCGGCCAGAACATACTCCCGATTCTCTGGCGTGTCCGGCAGGGTATAACCGGAGCGATCGTCCCCGCAAAACACTTCACCAAAGTCATTCACCCCGCATGAAACGCCTGTGCGTGCATCCTGTTTGAAAATTTTCATCGTTCAAACCTCCTTAAACATCTTCACGCCGGCCACGGTGTAGTCCGCCGCCGGGCCCATATAACCGTGAGAAAAAGCAACGACTGGATGCCATGTGCCGTTGTCGTATACTTGCAGTGCATCGCAATGCGTCTCAGCTTCCGCTCCATGAACCCAGCGCCCGTCCCGGCGGCATCCCTTCCAGCGAAACCAGTTGCATCCTCTCGTCGGAACAACATATCCAACATTATCTTCGTCAGCTACTTCACGGTTGCGTCTTGCGTGAATTGCGAGATCATAAATATCACCCATGTCAAACCTCCTGTTTGCATTCGTTTGCTAACCTTGTGAGATTAGTATAGCACACATAGTTAGATTTTGCAAGCATCTCTTTTGAGAATTTTTCAAAAATAAGTTGACATAGTTAGATTTTTGCACTATAATATGAAGCGTAAGGAGGGCAAGTAAATGAACGAACGAATCGCGCTTGTCCGCAAGAGCTTAGGCCTTACGCAAGAGAAGTTTGCAGAGCAATTAGGTCTGTCCCGTAACTTTATGTGGATGATCGAAAGCGGCACGCGAGTCCCCAGCGACAGAACGATCTCCGATATCTGCCGTGAGTTTAACGTCAACGAGACGTGGCTGCGGACAGGTGAAGGGGAGATGTTTAACCAGATCACCAGATCGGAGAAGATCACCAGCTTCCTTACCGAGATCACGGAGGACGAGGGTGACGACTTCAAACGCCGGTTTGTTGAGATGCTGGCCGAACTGGAGCCGGAGGACTGGAAGCTTTTGGAGCGGATGGCTGAAAAGCTGCAAAAAAAAGAGGGAAACCCGTAAGGGATTCCCTTCTTTTGCTACCTTGATTCTATTTTACAAGGCCTTTTGCGTGGATCCAGATCAGGCGCAGCGCCCGCAGGTCTGCGCGTTCCAGAAGCTTGATAATAGCGTCGATGTAGCCTTGCCTGTCTGTTTCGTTCATTGTGTCCTCCTATCTGATGCAGTATTTAATATGTGTGAGGTGGTTATCATGGCAAGTATCTGTCCCGTCTGCGGCGGCAAGTTGGGTCTGCTGAACCGCGAGAAGAGCGCGGACGGCCTGATCTGTGCCGGGTGCAGTAACTTTTTCTTTTCAAAATTGGGCATCCGGGCAGCAAAGCAACCGACAGCTGCACTTGCGGAATACTGGGCTACACTGGAAAGCCGCCGAAAAACGTTCAAAGAAACCGATTCCATCTATGATGGTGATGCGCTCTTTGTGTCGATTGACAAAACCGACCGTTTGTTTTGCATTGGACACCGCAGTGGTGATAAAGGGCCTCGCATGATCTACAGCTTTGATGAAGTCGCCGGTTATGAATCTGACGCGCCTGACGATCTGACGGTGACAGAGACAAAGGGCGGTATTGGCCGTGCCGTGATTGGTGCAGCCGTTGCCGGGCCTGTGGGTGCGATCGTGGGCGCTGCCACCGCTAAAACAGAGACCCGCAAGGGTCGCAGTAAAGAGAGAGTGTCTATCCACTTTGCGCTTCCACTAGGCGAAAGCAATTTGCCGACAACGGTTTATCCCGGCGGAATGACTGCGTTTCTCAAGAGATGCAAAGTCAGCCATGAGCAGCCGCAGGCTGCCGCTCCGGCTGCTCCCAGCGCCGCTGATGAGCTTTTGAAGTTTAAACAGCTACTGGATATGGGCGCCATCACGGAAGCGGAGTACAACGCAAAGAAATCTCAGTTGCTTGGCCTGTAAACTTATTTACAACATTTTGGCGTAATTGTCAATCGGTTTTAATTGCACAGAAATGCACTGATAATTTGACATTTGCGCTGAATCGCGCGATTTACGCGCACTTTTAAGCAAAAAAGCGTGATTTACGCTGACTTCGCGCAAAATATGCGCGTTGTTTTAATTGCCGGTGTCCAGCTGTTGCATTTTCTGCAACAGCTCCCCTGCCAGCTCCCCGCCGGGAGCATCGGAAGCGGCCTTGAGGTTGCGGATGGAACCGGCCTTGCGGGTGACGTAGAGCCGGGCGCGGGCTTGTCCTTCGGGCGGCATGTCCTCATAGCAGGCCAGCGCGGCGCGGATGTGGCGACAAAACAGCTGCATCTTATCCATAGATATCATTCCTCCCAGGGCTGCGGTGTGCGGTCGGTGCCAGTCAGAACGCTGGCGGGCATCCCGTCAATGAGGGTCATTTCCAGGTCTTGGTTGCTTGTTTGACCGTTTTTCATTTCATTTTCCTCCTGATTTTTGGTGATTGTGTCAACCTATGTACCAAATTTTACCACGCGCCAGAGGAAAATGAAATTGGTGTAATTTTTGTCGAATGGCGCAGAGTTTTTCTGCGCCATTTTTCTTTTATAACACGCTGCGTTTAGGGGGGATAAGTATGAGTTATTTTACGGCGAGCCAAATCGGGAAAGCGCTTGCAAAAGCACGGGTGTCTGCGGGATTGAGCCAAGTGGAGATCGCAAGGCGCATGGAGAAGGGAGAGCGGACAGTGCAGAGCTGGGAAAAAGGCTGCACCAGCCCGGACAGTGACGAGATCATGGATTGGTGCACGGCGTGTGGGGTGTCACCCATCACGGTGTTTATGGAGGTGTTGCACCCGGACTTGTATGCGGTGCCGGATCAGCAAAAACAGGACGACGAGATAAATAGGGAGCTGCGCGCTATTGTGCAGGCGCTTCCGCCTCTAACGAAACGGCTGCTCCTCTTTGTGCTGAAGGGGCAGCATGGCAGCAGCCCGCCTGCTGTCATATCGGAGATAGCTGCAAACCTGCACTGCCCGCTCAACAACAGGGCCAGCGTGTGCGGCACCATCATAGACCAGTATACCTATGCGCAGATCGCGGGCCTTGACCCATGCCCGGACGACCCTCAACCGCCCATTGACGACCTGAAGATCCATTACAAAGCCGGGCGCGCTGCAGCTGAAAACGGCGCTCTTGGCTATATAGGGCGACGAAAGGAGTAAGGTTATGCAGTGCATCAGATGCAAACGAGAGATCCCGGACGGCGCTGCATTCTGCCCATGGTGTGGCAAGCGTCAGCCGGAGACCGCACCGCCCGCGCAAAGAAAAAAACGCCGCCGCCCAAAGGGCAGCGGCAGTGTGCGAAAATTGACCGACTCCCATAGATCCCGCCCGTGGATGGCCAGAACGGGCAAAGGAGAGCTTTTGGGGATGTTCGCCACGTCATCCGAAGCGGTCATCGCATTGGACGAGTACAACGCCAAACATTCGAGCATCGCGCGGATGCGGTATACCTTCAAGGATGTCTATGAACGATGGAATGTTGTGCATTTCAAGGAAGTGGGTGAAAATGGCCGGTACAGCTACGAGCAGGCATATACAAAGGCCTCTTCCCTCTGGGATTGCGAAATGCGGGAGCTGAAGACCGAGGACTATCAGAAGATCATCACTGAGCTGGCCGAGGCCGGGCTTTCCCGAAGCACCTGTGAGAAGCAACGGCAGCTCTTCAGCCAGCTTTGCAAGTGGGCCATGCAGAACGACATCATTTCGACCAACTATGCGGAGGGGCTGAAGCTGCCCGCTCCCCCGCCCAAAAAGGAACGCACCCTCACAGACGAAGAGATCGCCAAGATTCAGGCTCTTGCCGATGATCGCAGCAAAAGCAACCGGTTCCGCTTTACTGCTCAATTTTCCATCGTTCTGGTCTATACCGGGATGCGCATTGACGAGTTGCTTTCCATGCGCCGGGATGATGTGCATCTGGATGCCGGGTATCTGATCGGCGGCGAAAAGACCGATGCCGGCCGTCAGCGCACAATTCCAATTCTTGACCCCATCCGCACCATCCTGGCCGGTTGGATGCTGGATAGCCTGGGCAGCGAGTATCTGCTCCCAACGGCCAACGGGCGCAAGAAGGACGTGAACACGGTTGAGCATTCCTTCCGCCGGATGATGGAAGCCTGCGAGATCAACAAGCCCGACACGCCGAAGGAAAAGCGCGTCACCCCGCATTCTCTTCGCCGAACCGCTGCGACCCGCCTTGTAGAAGGCAAGGCCGAACCGACTGCCGTGCAGGCCATTCTTGGCCACTCCGATTTCACGACTACGGCGGATTATTACACCGCCCACAGCGCCGATTACCTGGCCGAAGAGATGAAAAAGTTCAAGTATGTAAAGGAACAAAAAGAGAACAAATAGCTATATTTAATCGTTCATTCGCTGTTTTTTCTTGCTTCCCAAGCAGTAGGCGGCGGGTTCGAGTCCCGTATCCTGCTCCAAAATAAAGCGGCAGAACGTCTCATTTTTGAGAAATTCTGCCGCTTTTCTTTTTGATTCAAACCTAAAAACAACGTAGATTATCCTGAATTCTTGTGATAAAGGAGCAAATAGAGGAACGAATCACATGGATTTGAGCCTGTATATAATCGAACTGTACTCTTTTGGGTACACAAGCTTTATACTATTCATGTGCTTGTCTAGCACTTCCATCAACCCGCTGAAAGGCACAGCGCTTGCAGCCTCTACAAATTCGCTCTGCGGTTCTTGTGGTCTTGTGGAATACTCCATCTGCATAACTGGTTCAGGCTGCGGAGCGGGGCTGCTTTCCCGGCTTTCTGCTTCGCTCAACTCATTTCGCACAGTGCAGAGGGCGGCAAGCTTTTCCACGCTCTGCCAGTTCGTTTCTTCACATTTTAGCTTTCGGATGTGTTCATTGATTTCCACGATGTCCATGCCTGCCGCCCCCTTTCTTATGCGTTGCGTAAGATGTCAGCTGCCCGCTTGTAGGCATCGCGCTCTGCGCCGGTGGCGTCCTGCATCATGTCCTCGATGTCAGAGATCATCTTTTCCCGGCCATCGCCGCGCGAGTAGTGACCGCGCACATAATGCCGCCCACGGTTTGCGTAGCTGTTGCCCCGGTTATAGTTTTCGGTACGTCCGTAGTTGCCGCGCATATCAGCTTCCCACTCACCAGCACGGCTGTACTCGCCGCCCTCGCAATAATCCTCGATGCGGTGGATGTCCAGAATGATGTCCACAATCTCGCCGATCATCTCAACATCGCCAGGGGACCGATTCTTTTTGTCGGTCAGCTCTACGAGCTCTTCGCACATCTCATCCTTCAGGTGATTCAGTTTATCCAGCATGGTTCTGTCTCCTTTCTTATGCTACCCGCTCAACGATCAGATTGCTGTTTGCAATGCTGACTGCCTGCGTACTGGTGTTTTTAACCGCCACGGTCACGCAGCAGCCGCGCGGCACCTCGATGAAAGCGGCTACGAAAACGTTGAAGTAATTTTCGACTGCCGCCGGTGTAACAATTGCGGTTGCGCTGTTGAGCGCCTCGCCGCCGACAGCCAGCGCCACAGAGATAGCGCCCACAGTGCCGCCGGTAGGGATGGCGATGTTGCCGCCAAAACTCACTCTGAATACGGCCTTGCACTGGTTTGTAAGCCCGCGCAGCGTCACATTGCCAGCACCTTCGCGGTGCACGATGCAGTTCGTTCCCTTCACAGCGGTTTCAGTCAAGGGAAGATTCTGACCGGCTGCCACGGTCTGGATCGTGGTAGAGGTAAATTCAGCCATTTTATCGGCTCCTTTCATAATAAGAACGCCGGGACTTTTGCCCCGGCGCTCTGGTTTGCAAAATCAGCTCAGGGGCTGAACAGACTACAATTGCAGTCAGTTGCCATGATTCGGTTATGCGCAGCTGCCGCAGCCGGTCCCACAGCCATAGTAAATGGCGTTGGGGTTGGGCACCTGATAGGCAGGCACGGGAGCTTTCTGCTGCAGAGTCCCGATGATCTGGTTGGTCTGCGCGTTCATCGCGGTGGTCAGGAACGCGCTCTGGCGATCCTGAGAAGCAGCCCGGCGCAGCTCGTTGTTCTCGCTCTGCAGGGTGGCGATCTTATCATTGGTCAGGAAGTCGAGCACCGCGCGGGTGTTGCTGTTCTGATTTTCAATGATGTCCCTGGTGTTGTTGTTCATGGTGTTCTGCGTTGCGCAGAAGCCCTGCTGCATCTGGTTCCGGGTGTCGCACTCCTGCGTGGCCAAATTGTAGTTGACTCCCTGAATGGCGGTCTGGGTCTTGCAGCAGCAGTCTGCCAGCTGTGTAGCCAGAGCATTCTGCCCCTGCATCAGCGCAACGTTGGTGCTGTTGAAGCCCTGCTGCATGGCGTTGGTGACACCGTTCAGGCCCTGCTGCACGCCGTTGAAGCCCTGAAGCATCCCGGTGTTCATGGCATAGAAGCCATCACACAGGCCGCTTTCCAGCCCGTTCAGCTTGTTCATGACGCTCTGGTTGTCGAAGCCGCGCTGCAGGTCTGCCTGGGTCACTGCGCTGGTCATATAAGGCGAAGCACCGCCCATGCCCATACCGCCGCCCCAGCCAAAGCCGCCCATGCCGCCCCAGCCGAACATGCCGAAGATCAGAAAGAGGACAATCCAGCCCATCCAGTCGCCGCCCCAGCCATTACAACCATTGTTATAGCTGTTGTTGGCAGGCTGCACCGGCATGGTCAGGACTGCGCTATCGGAAGATAAAGACATAATCTTGCTCCTTTCGTGTTTTTTGAAACATTTATTCTAAATGCGGCCGCATTTTAGAATCCAAACATATTTTTCATGCCGTTGAGCATCGGCGCGATCTGCTGCGCCCGCTGCTGAATGGCGTTGAGCTGCTGTTGTGAGAGCTTCCCTGAGGTAAGCATCTGGTTTATCATCTCCTGCGGGTTCTTGCCCTGCATCTGGCCCATAAACTGTTGAAACTGCCCGCCAATGGGGTTCTGGGTCTGTCGGCCCATCGAGTTATACAAGCTGCTGCTCATCGTTTAGCTCTCCTTTTTCGGATCTTGTGCTTCCTGCTTCTCCAACGCCGCCAGCTTTGCCGCCAGCGCGTCGAACTCCTTACGGGTGACATACTCCCCGCCTGCGGCTTGCGTGGCTGCAATCGACGCTTTGGGACCTCCGGTGCGTTCCTTGTAGTCGTAGATGCGGAGCGGGAACGGCCTGCCGTCCTGCCCAACCTCTTTGATGTAAAAGGTATCGGAATCGGCATCCAGTAAAAGCACCCGGCTCCCGTTGGCGACCAGATAGCCTCTGGCTGCCGCTTCACCCTGTACCCAGATAAAGCCACTGTCAGTCGGTGCGGCCTGCCCCTGCATTGTCGGCATCATGACGGGCTGGGGCTGGTACTGTGCTGTCCTAAGCTGCTCAAGTTGCCCCTGCGGCTGTTGCGGGTAATACACTTGCGGGTATCCGTTATAGATCGGCATCGTTTTCCTCCTTGTACCAGTAATATATCGGGCACTCTGCGCCACTGTCCCAGCTGTCCCACCACTTTCCGTCGATAACGGCCAGAACGTGGCCGGAGCAGCCCAGAACGTAGATCCCGCGCGGGTACTCCCTTGCAAAATCCTCCACGGTGTAGCAGGTGGAGCAGTCTGCCTCGACAAGGCGGCGCTTGAATCCGCGCTTTTGGAGGTACGCGCCCCATGTGCGGTTTGCGCTTGGCATGTCACCCAACGCGTAGCCCATCATCGCAAGCCCTAAATACGCCTGCTCCCAGCTTTGCCCGGTGGCAGCTGCAACGGCTCGCACTGCACAGTCACCGACGCTGCTGCCGCGCGGGTTTGGGTTGAACTTGTGCCACATGAGCGCCCCTCCTTTTGCGCCCATCATATCAGAATGCGTTAAAACGAGAGACAACAAACGCACAACGAAGGACAAAAAAGAAAAGCGCCCACACGGAAAAATCCGCATGAGCGCTTAACTGATAAGGGCTTCACCTTGGAAGCAAGAATAAAATATCACGTTTTAACTTGTGAGGCAAGGCTTTCGACAAAACCAGTGCAAATAGCACAAAAAGTTTATTGTTTTGTTCCGCTCCGGGATTGATTTTCAAAAATATTTTTGCAAATCTGAATCTTTTTTGCGTTTTTCTATTGCAAAAATGATTCTTTTATGCTATAATTAAATCACGGTAAGGAACACAAAATAAACGGAGGAACAAAACAATGGTTGCAATGGACAAGAAATTCAAAATGGCTCAGCTCAATACTCTTCGTCGTTGGGTCATGAAGCGCGCATGGGATCTCCGCAAGACTTCTGGCGTGGATATGTCTACCGCTCTTCGTGCTGCATGGGCAATCGAGAAGGCTATGCAGGCTGCTCACGCTCAGTGCAATGCCGAAAAGTGCAGCGTTGTTCCTTCCCGTTGGGCAAAGTACGGCAAGGATCGCACTTACATCTCCATCAACATCTACGGCAAGAAATTCTCGAAGGTTAGCTATGGCTTCGTCGACAACATGACTGGCGCCTTCTATGCCGCCTAAATGGTGAGAAAATGGAAAAGAACCAAGTACAGAGGAAATGCAAGCGCTGCGGGGTTGTTTTTTGGGCAAAACCAGGATGCGACCGATCTTATTGCAGCGAATGTTCCAGGGATATCAAGCGGGAAACTGTATTGAGAGAAAGAGTCTGCGCTACTTGTGGAAGCACGTTTTTGGGCTATCCGCATTCCAAATATTGCCCTACTTGCAAAAGAGAGGCAATGTTGGAGGCTCATCGTCGAAGCAACGAAAGGCAAAAAAACGGAACGACTCGAAAACTTGGAAGTACAGATATCTGCCAGAGCTGTGGAGCTCCTTACACTGTTGTTTCTGGATTGCAGCGTTATTGCCCGGAATGTGCCAAAATTGTTGTTCAGGACAATATCCGAAATCACAAACGAGAATACATGTGGGAAAATCGAGCCGAAAAGGGGGAGCAAAAAAAAGAAAGGCGAAGTATGCGCCGGATATGCGTTATATGCGGAAAGGCGTTTGATTCCAAAACGTGTACGAACGTTTGTTCGCCGGAATGCAAAAAGATACGAAATCGTGAATATCAAAAAAGAGCAGATATAAAACGAGGAAAGCAAAAAGCAAAAGAATAGGAGAAAAACAATGTACAAAGTAATCAATAACCGCCGCTACAACACAGAGACCGCGAAGAAATTGGGATATTGGGAGTCCGATCAGGACTATCGCGGTCTCTACCACGAGGAGGAAACCCTTTACCGAAACAAGGCCGGAAACTATTTTTTGTACTGCTACGGCGGAGCCGGAAGCAAGTACAGCCAACAGATCGGGGTCAACGAGTGGGCCAGCGGCGAAGCGATTCTTCCGCTGGAGGAAGAAGACGCCCGCAAGTGGGCAGAAGCGCATCTGGACGGGAACGAATATGAGATGATCTTCGGAGAGCCGGGTGCGGCCGAGGATGTCCAGGCAACGGTTCGCATCCCTGCCGCAGTTGCGCAAAAGCTCGCGGAGCGGATGGAAAAAGAAAAGTGCAACAGAAACGACCTGATCCTTGCCGCGATCCGGGAATATCTGAAATAAGACAGGCCCCTGACACGATATCAGTGCCAGGGGCTTTCTTCAAAAAATGCAAATCTGAATCTTTTCTGCGTTTTCCTATTGCAAAGATGACTCTTTTGTGCTATAATTAAATCACGGTAAGGAACACAAAAACAAACGGAGGAACAAACAATTATGAAGTTTTATGACGACAAGAAGATCCTGAGCATTACCATGACGGATGACCGGACGGGAATCGACTTTGAGAACGAGTTCTTTGAGATCGGTCAGCTCCATGATTACAACATGGAGCTGGATGCGTTCAAGGTAGAGGATGTCGATTATCTGATCGACCAGGCCGTGACCTATGCGAACGGCACCAATACCGATTTTGAGTACCAGTACGACGAGGACGGCAACCTGCTGGACGGCTGCAGCGTGTCTTACACCGTCGAAGATATGTGACCGAAACAACAAAACCCCCGGTGTCCACTGTGGACACCGGGGGTTTTTCAAATATCCGCCCTCTTGTGCTTCTTTGAGAGGCCAGGAGGATTTGTTGAGATGATTATACCACAAATCGTGCAAAAAGAAAAGCCAGCGGGTAAACGTTCTTCCGCTGGCTCTCTGTACACATTTCTCCGAAGTGTGTGTACTCTACTTCGGACGGTACAAATAGTATATCACACATCCAGCATTTTTTCAATGCCTTTCAGCCGGTAGCCTACCGCCGTCCGACTGTAATGTGTCTGCGCTGCAATGTCCGGCAGCGGGAGCCGCTCAACATACCGCAGTAAGGCTATCTTACGGTCAACCCTCCCAAGCGGTGCGCTTTTGATGGCGGCGGTCATTTGCTGTCGGTCAAGTCCTTGCAAGCACAGTGGAAGCACTACACGAGCCGCCGCCACAGGCAGCACCGAGCCAAAAAGGTTGCGGCAACTGTCCGGCGTTGCGCACCATAGTGCCAAGCGCGGCGAACCGGTGACAAAACGTCACCAGTTTGTTGACATTGCCGAGATGGTATGTTTTCGTGAGGCCATGAAGACGTGCGCAGACCATTTTCGTGATGTCACGAAATTGTTCTTGTGCGGCGTACATCTCAGTGACGTCACCGAGATGGCGGTATGTAGTGCTTGCCATGATATCCTCCTTACTCCTTGCCCTGCATCTGATTGAGGACGTGATCGGCGTGGATGGCCGCAGACGTGAAGGAATTGTTCTCCCACCACGCCACGAGAGAAGCGACGACGGTGATGCCGGTGGTGATGATCTGCTCCAGCTGCGCCGACTCGATGGGGAGCGGGGAGTGCCCGGTTGCGCTCAAAATCTGATTGGTCAGTGCCAGCGCGAGGACGGCGGTGCGGGCGATGGTTCCAGCGGAAATTCTGTTGTTGGTCATGGTGTTGGCTCCTCTCAATTGTCGTGAATCGGCAGTGACTTAGCCCGGTTGTAAAGCTCCGTGCCGGTGCCGTTGCCGCCCAGTTTGTGATAGCTGCTGTATAAATACTCGATGTTTTTCAGGCCGGTCGTGTCAATCCGGCCTTGATCGATGTAGTGCTGGCACGCCTGATACAGCCGGTCATGCAGGATGGCAAGTAAGCCCTCCTTGATGGCCTTGCGTTCGGCGTCGTCTGCCTTGACTCGATTCGCCAGCCGTCGATATCCGGCAACAAGCCCCGCGCTGATAAGCCCGAAAAGCCATGTCGCCCAGTAGTCGAGGGCTGTCTTGAGCAGCTGTTCCATCGGTATCACCACTCCCGGAGCCTGTCCAGCCCCTTTTTTGCGATAATGGCGGCGTAGTCCTTGTAGGCGTGGGAAAGGTCTGCGTTGCCCGTGATGCCCGGCACGCTGGCGGCGTCGGTATACTGCCACATCCCATAAGTCCATGCCGGAGTCGGCTTGTTGTCGCGGTATGCAGCCACCCATACGTCATACTTTCGCAGTGCAGCACCGCCCATATACAGCCGGGTCTCCCCGAAGTTGAGACCGGTGTAGAGCAGGGCATAGAAGCCCCACCGCTCGATGGTCGCCAGCGCATACGCGGTCAGGTCGGTCAACGCCTGCTTGCCAAGCTTGCGGAACTTGTTGTCCTCCACATCCACGCAGATCGGCAGCTCGAAGGTTTTCCCGGTCAGCGCAGTCTTGAGCAGGGCGAGCTCTGCGTCAGCACTGGTATGCGAGACGGCATAGGTGTAGTAGTACACGCCTACCGGGATCCCCAGCCGCTTGCACTCGGCGTAGTTGCGCTCAAAGGTCGGGTCAATGTATAGCCCGTCCTTGCGCTTGCTCAGCTTGCTGTTTGTGGATACCGTCTTGAGCATCACACCGTCAATCTTTTCGCTGGCCTTGACCGCATCCCAGTTGATGTTTCCCTGCCAGCGGGAAACGTCTAAAATTGTTTTTGCCATCATGTCACGTCCTTTCTGTTAGTGGGATAAAGCATCCTTTAGTTAATAGGCGAATTCTCTATTTTCGCCTGCTCCAATGCGTACAATTTTTACATTTCTTTCTTTTTTATTAATGCAGAAAACGTCAAAGCACTGTTCGCTTGTAGTCCCAAGCGTTCTCGTCTGCGCGCCTTCTCCTCGGATGAAGCAGTCGGCGTTAGTCACGACCATGTGTGTGCCATGCCACTCAATAAGTGCATCTCTGTGCGTATGTCCAGCAAGCCAACACACAAGTGTGCCTTTGTGTGCAGAGAATTCTTCCGTTTTTGACGTGTATCCGCTTATGACTTTCCCAATTTTTTCAGCATTTACAACCAGTGTACTTGTCCCAAAAGGCCGTTCTGAGGATGTCCATAGTGGCACATGAGAGAAAACAACGCATAGCCAATCATTGGAGGGCAGATTTAAAGAGCTTTTGAGCCATGCAATTTGTTCTTCACTTATGGAAAAATACCACTCTTTGTTATATTTGGATATATCCAAGTCGTCAGCATAATCCATACAGTTCACGGAAATATAACGGATTTTATTGGTTTTATCATCGGAATAAAAATACGTTCCATTTCCGTTTTCAGAATACACAATTTCAGATTTTGCCTTTTCTTCATCAGAGCGATAATAAATATTATACGCTTCATCGGTGGAAATATTGTATTGATTGTTTCCACCGTATGCCCATTCATGATTTCCTATAGTTTTTATCATTGGCAAGTCAAAGAACAAATTGCGAATCTCTATCATGTCATCGACAATAGCGTTTTTACCTTGCTCGTCTGAGTTCCATGCAGTCTGCCAGTCGCCTCCTCCGAGAATGGTTTTTATCGCACACGATGTTTTGATTCGTCTCATAAGAGCAGGCGAATGTTTTGTGTTCCGCTGAATGTGAATGTCTGTGATAACTGCAAATGCAAAGCTGTTAAAGCTATCAATATTTTCAAGAATTTCTTTTTCTTTCTGAGACATATAATCTCTATAATATTCTGGTATATGGAATCGATTATCAACCACATAGACATGGAGATATTTATACACTTGGCCCGCAGATATAGGGGAATTATCTTTGTTTCGAATCATAATCGTATAATATCTCTCTGGATACACATTGCAATAGAACGTACCACTGACCCAAACTCCAAGATTTGCTTTGAAGTCGTTGTACAGATACTTTTTGATGTATGTTCCATCTTCCTTCAGAGCAAATTCCTCCACTATTGCATCGGTGGTGTCTGGGACAGAAAGCATGATGGTTGCTTTTTGTGGCGGATTAAAAAGACTTGTGACAACTCGAATATTCGATGGTGTAAACGGAATAGTGTTGCTTGTTGCTTGATTATAGGTAAATTTATTTGTTATGTCGATGCAATAAGGTTCGCCTAAAGCGCCAAAACAGCTATTATTCAAAGCAATCAGCCTGACGCTTTCACCGTCTGATGGCGGATCGCCAAAATCAGTATTACTACTATTCCTGATAGTGTACCACTTTCCAGTGCTTTGTTGTGATATCTGATTCTCAGTCTGCCATGTATTATTAATGCTTATCTCATAGCCGGTCCCAATAAACTTTATATCACAATTCGATTTTGGGCAGTATAGTGCAGCTCTTTTTATAGTGTTTGGAGCATAAGAAGAATCATAATTCCCGTTTGTTGAATATCCTTTTAGCATAATCAATGGCGATATATCAGAATCTTCTCCAGTTGAATTAGTGTAATACGGAGAACTTTGAATTTCTTCGATTGAAATGCACGCCCTAATGGACAGATTCTTATCGTTTGGAGTTCCATAACTAGTTGTAGCGGCAATGTATTTTGCCGATGTTGGTTTGACGACATGCATTTCTTTAACGGTGGAACTTTCAGAAGAGTTATTCTTATATCCAATAGGATTCATGCCTTCATCAAGAAAAGTTACGAAGTTTGTGTAACCGGGGGCATTTACAGTAACGAGATATTCGTTTGTTTTGTACAACGATGTATCGAAATACCACGTATAATAGTATGATTTGGAAAAATCTCTGTTAAAATAGTAGTGGCCTCTTACAACTTTCTGTACACCTAAGAACGTTAAATTCGACTTTGCGCTTTCTGCTAAATCTTCCTTTATCTCACCAACCACATCTCCGGTCGCTTTCGCATCCGCCGCCTTGCCGGAGAGGGAAAGGGTGGGGTCGATGGCTTTCTGGATGTTTTCGCCCGCCGTGTTTGCGAACTGCTCAACGTACTCGCCCATCTGGGCGATATCTTCGCGCACTTCCTTGCCCAGAACTGCGTTGCGGATCCCGTCGATGACTTCTTTCCATGGCTTCATAATCTTCCCACCTCCGTTGGCGTTGCATAAATCGTATCAGTTTCAAAGTTGAACGTATCCCACAGCCAGTCGTTCCCTGCAATTGCCGTTCGGCTGAACTTGTATGGGTTACAAGTGGCCGTAATCGTTACGGTTGCACTGTGATCTCCTGGTTTGAGCTCGACATCAAAAAAGCCAGTCCATATCCAAGATGGATCCAGCTCAAAATAAAATTGCAGCCATTGCCCTTGCAGTGCGGTCTCCAAATCACTTCGGACGATCTCCCATGTTTTTTTCGGTCGAAGAACAGTGAATTCCATCATGATCGTTCGCTTTTTGAAGTGCACCTTTCCGTCCAGCGCACGGGTCAGGTTCAGAATTTTATCAGAGCCTGGCACATAGACCAGATTCGATTCGGTCTCAGCTTTCCCAATGGCGGGATAGCTTTTGTTGAGCCACAAGCCAAACCGGGACCGGAGCGATGTTTCTTCCCCTCCAACAAACACATGAACGTCATTCAGGCGAGGGTTCTTTGCCGCTGCGGCATGGATCGACTCATAAAAGTTCATTCATCCGCAGCCTCCTCTTCATCCGGTGTCGGGTCGTAGACCAGCTGGCCGTCCCGGACTTTGTAGGTCTTCCGGAAAGGCCGCCCATCTGGGATGCTTTCCATGTACAGGACGCCATCCGGAGTTGGATGTGCGTTGTATGCCGGGTCAACGCTTCCGACGCTCATAATGGTTCCGTCCTCTTTGTAGGTAATCATGTACATCCAAAAATCTCCTTACATCAACCCGTAAACAGAACATGGAACGCAGCAGGTGTCATGTTTGCTAAACTTCACGCCAACAGCGCCTTCTCTGTAATATCCAGCTTGTCCAAATGTTATCCCGCCATATGAAACGTGGACTCTTCGGACTCTCGGATAGTCCCACACACGGCTTGCAATCGACCAAATTCCATTGATAGGGAAAACGGTATACTGCAAGTCGCTTCCGTTCACTCCGCTGCCATCCAAACCGGTGTAGTATTCACCGAACCCAATCACAATGGCGGAATACGGGCGCAATCGGCCATCGTTGCAGATCACAGCTCCATCGCCCATACCGCTGTCGGGGTCGCCGTTCTCCCAAATTTTGTCCTGTCGAATGCCGTAGAATGTAATCTTTCCGGAATTGATGGTGCAGCTTCCGTTGCCGTCGGTAATGGAGATGCTGTCCGATTGGATGTTGACCATGCTGGAATCGCTGAGGACCTTTACGCCGTCATGGGTGATCTGCACCCGCTTGCCGGGCAGGGACTCATGCCGGACGATCAGGCCGTCTGCCTCGCTCCATTCCAGAAAGTTCGTCGCGGTCTTGGCGGCTTCCGTCACGTTTTTGTCCGTTTTCTTCAGATGATCGATGAGCTGCTGGTTATAGCTCTCGGAAGCCGCGTTGCTCTCATCCAGCAGATTTGTCTTGCCGAGGTTTTCCACATGCCGGTCGGTCAGAGTGCGGCGGGTCATGCCGAAGCTGTACTCTTTCTTTTCCGGGTGGTCGAGCGGCTCGGTCAGCTTGGAGCAGAGCATAATGGCGTCGACGCTGTGTGGAGCGCTCAGGATGTGGGCATAGCAGGCGAAGGTCAGGCGCTCGGTGGCCTCGCCTGCATCCACAAGGTCCACGGCCTTGATGGTGTAGCTCGTGACCATCAGATGGTTCTGCTGAAGCGCCTGCACACCGGCGGCGAAGGTATCGTTGGCACTGTCGGTGTCGAACTCCACGATGCGGGCGATGACGCCGAACTTCTTGACGGCGTCGGTGTTCTCGATGTAGCCGTCCTCCAGGTCATACCGGTATCCGGACTGCGGCAGATATTTTTGGATGGTCGCGGAGTCGGTATCCATGATGCCGTAGCGCTCCTCGTGCTCGTCCGTGTATTTTCCCAGCCCGCCGGGGAGCCACTTGAACTTATACTTCCACCGGGTCTCCTTCACGGTGTGCTTGTTGCCCACCGGATAGATGCGGGTGTATAAGCCGTTCGTGTCGGTCTTTTCGGTCAGGTCGAGCAGGTTGACGCCGTACTCGATCTTTTGGGCCGTCACCCGCTTTTCTTCCACTGCCTGGTCGCAATAGTTCAGGACATTGTAACCCGTCGCTGCGTCAAACGTGCAGTAGGCGTACCCGCCGAAGACCTTGAGCACCAGCTTGTCGATGATGTCCCAGACCTTTCCGTAGTCTTCGCCCACGCCGTACTGGTCTGCGTCTCCGAAGTGGACCACCTGGTCGCCTAGGGCTGCCGTCACGGTGCCCAGCTCGAACATCTTCATCTTCTGGCCCACCTGCGCGTTGTGCACGTCAATGAGGTGCTGAAGGAACTCCTTCAGGGTTCCCTCATAGTTGAACGGCGTCACGCAGGAATCGTTGAAAAACGAGAGCGCACCCTCGCAGTAGACGGCCCGGTTGTTGTACCAGTCCGCCTCATGGCTGAAGATGCGCCCGCGCCAGGTCTCCTTTCCGTCCTGCTTCACCACGACCACCGTGGACATCTTTTGCAGCATCTCGTACATCGGATGTTCACGGGTCATGGTGAAAGTCAGGCTCCCGCCCTTGCTGACTTCGCGGGTCAGTTTCGGGCTGAGGACCGTGCCGTTTTTGTTGCCCGGCTGATAGATGAGCAGCTCCGCGTCCGGGTTTCCGTAGGGATAGCCGTAGATCTCGTACATTGTTTCAGTTCCCCCTTCCGCTCAGGACGGCCAGCTGGCCCAGATTTGCATTGACGTTCGGTGTGATGATGCGGGCCACCTCTTCGCCGTCCAGCGCGACGACGCCCTTGCCGGTCTCCGGCAGATACTTTTCCACGAACTCACCGATGCGGGCAAGCTCGGCCTGCATCTTGTTCTGGTAGTCGCTCATCGAGGGCTGCTGGCGGAAGGTGTAGGGATCCGTGCGGTAGTCGTAGCCCGCAAAGGCCCGCTCGTTGCCGTACCAGTAGGCGTCCTGAATGTCCTTGTAGGACAGCTTTGAGCTGGAGCTGGCCTTTTTCTCGGTCTGGTCCTTGCCCTTCGTGGCCCACTTGTAGATGCCGTAGCCCACAGCACCCACCGCCAGCACACCTGC